GTACCCTTCCATCAGTAGGACAACGGTAAGGTATGACTACCTCTTCGCTACCCCACTCCACAATACTCTCATTATGATCACAGAAATACATAAACTTTCTTTCCCACATTGAGCGATAGATTATCCTGGTTGGATTCCCTTTATACTTTTGTGGGTTAGTTGGTTTATAAACACCTGAATATGCCATGATAAATATAGTTGGACCAACTATTTTTATTTAGCGTGGCATCAACCAAGAGCTTAGGAATATTCATGGATACTATCGTCAAGCAAGGCGGTATGTCAATGAGTAATAATTTTGATGTACAGTTTGAATGGAAAGATAGTAATAGCGACTTGAAATCTCATCTGAAAAGAATGGGTATTGATTTTGATCAAGCACCATCAGACAAAGATGATTCATCTAATCCTGCCAAGGTAGCAGATGTTCTTAAAATGTTCTGTGAAGAAGCACAACTTCCAAACGTACAGGCAGCAACAGGAACTTACACTGGAAGAAGAATGGGTGAAGGTTCCGTAAACTATGCTCATAGTAAACTGTACACAGACTTCCAACTGGGGTGGATGTGTGATGCTAATATGACCCCACTTAAGTTTCTAAATGCTTGGCATACTTTTATCTTTGGTGAATATAATTTGAGCGGGGGTCAGAATATCTATGGTACAGCAGGTAGTGAGGTTGCTGGAAGCGGAAATATTTTTGCTGGGTCGGGGAAATCATTGACTTCTATGAAAGGATCTGAGTTGAATGGAGAGAGAAATAATCCAGAAAACTTTATTCGTCTTAGGTATCCTGATGAGTATCAATGTAATATTCTTATCACAAAATCTGAAAAAGGAAAGTCATCTCCTAATGGTAGACCATCGATGCTGTATACTTTGATGGATTGTTTTCCTTATGCTATTGATGCTGTTCCATTATCCTACGGTGCCTCACAGATTACAAAAGTAACTGCTAACTTTTATTATAGTAAGTATAAAATCATTTATAATGATGTCCGTAAGATGACTGGATAAATATTTAAACCATATCATAACTCGTTATGCCATTACCATCTTTGTCAGTGCCTACATACGAAACGGCATTACCCTCTACTGGAAAAACTATTAAGTACAGACCATTTCTAGTTAAGGAAGAAAAAGTATTACTGCTTGCTACAGAGTCTGACGATGAAAAAGAAGTAGAGTCTGCTGTAAAATCTATTCTTAAGTCTTGTATCTTGACAAGAGGTGTTAAGATTGAGAATCTTGCTTCTTTTGATTTAGAATATTTGTTCTTAAAAATTAGGGGAGCATCAGCTGGCGAAGATATTAAAATGAAAGTTACCTGTACTGATGATGGTACGACAACTGTTGATGTTAGTATTGATGTTGATAGTATTAATGTGTTCAAACCAGAAGGTCATACCAATAAGATTATGCTCAATGAAGATGTTGGTATTGTTATGAAATATCCTGGTGTTGATCAGTTTATTAATCTGACTTTACTGAACAAAGATATTAATGATACTTCTGAGATTTTTGAATTGGTTGCCAAGTGTGTCGATCAGGTGTTCCAAGGAGAAGAAGTGTGGGAAGCATCAGACATGAAAATACAAGAAGTTGTTGAATTTCTTGAGGGTATGACTCAGAAACAATTTGAATTAATTCAAAACTTTTTTGAGACCATGCCTGTTCTTAGACATGAAATCGATATCGTAAATCCTAACACTGGGGTAAAATCTACGTATACGTTGGAGGGATTACAGTCTTTTTTCGGGTAAGCATGTTCTATAATACTTTAGAAAATTATTATAGAACAAACTTCTCTCTTATGCAGCACCATAAATACTCATTGACAGAGATTGAAAATATGATGCCGTGGGAGAGGACAGTGTACATTTCCCTTCTGAACGCTTACATTAAAGAACAAGAAGAAGCTAGGAAAGCAGCACAGCGATGAAGTTCACCCTACCAGCACCAGCATCAGTAGAATGGTATAGAAGTGGTGTGCCTGGTGGTGGTCAGAAGGATCGTATCTTCAATCGTCTTAAAGCAAAACTGATTGGCGGTAAAGACGACAGTGGTACTGGATACTTTCCTATGCATGATAGGAAAATATCTAGCAGCGATGCTGATAAGATTATCGCCAACATGAAGCAGGATGAGGATGGATATCCTATGCTTCAAACTGGTAGCACCAGTGGCGAAGCAGAAAGAGAATATCAAGAGTGGATTATTGATAGGTACTTAGTTGATACTCCTAAGACCACACAGGAACCAGAGAATATTCCTGTAGAAATTGAGGTTGTAGAAGTAGAGCAGAAGACGGTTGATGAACCAATCGTTGTTAAGATTGAAGCTCCATTTGAACCAGAACCAAAGAAAAAATTAGAAGCACCTAAGAGGATTAGGTTACCACGTAGAAGTGGTGTAATGAAGGCAAGACCTATCGGTCCTCCTAAAAAATCTGTTGCCACTAGAATGGCAGAGGCATTTGATAGGCGTCTAGATGATGTAGTTGATTCTATACAAAATCCTCCTGCTCCTGCTCCACCAAAACAGAGGAAGCAGAAAGAATCTCTTGTCAAGATAAAAAAGAAAGTTAAACCTGCTAAGTTTAAATCTAATTACAAAGAAAAAGGTAATGTAAAACCATTTGAAAACTTAGGTAAGTATGGTTTTAATAAAATCAAGAGTGCCCTAGGTCGTGCTGCTGATGCCAGAAGAATGGCACAAGAGCAAGGGTTACCTGAGCAAGAGAAAGGATTCTATGCTACCAGAGCATTAGGATTTGAGTTTGGTGGCGATAAAATTGCCAGAGTTAGAGGTACATTTGCCAAGAGTCCTGATGCTACTCTAGATCCCTCACTGTCTAAGCAACAGAGATATACTTCTGGGTTATTTGGAACAAGAACTATTCGCCCACCTGCTGCTGGCAAATCTAAAGGTGGTGGTGTCAATCAATTAGATGCTAGTTTTAATAAACTAACAAAAAGATTTGATGAAGTAATTGAGATAAAAAAGCAGACCCCATCATCAGATAAAGATGTAGCAGAGTTCAATAAAGTTGTAGAAGAACTCAAAGAAGCACTACAGAAAGGTAACAAACATCAGAAAGAAATTAATGATGCTAAGAAAGAGCAGGCAAGTATTGCTAGAGATGCTGCCAATGATGCTGAGGCAGCGGCAGAAGAAGCGGCACTAGAACAGAAAGAAGATAGTGCTGGTCTTTCTGAGATAGAGAAAAGTGAAAAGAAAAAGAAACAACAGAAGAAAAAAGATGGTGGTGGGTTCAACCCATTTGATTTTTTAAAAAGATTTAAAGGTCTTAGGAAACTGTGGAGAAGAATTAGAAACCCTAAGAAAACTATCCAAGCAATTAAGCGTTTAGCGACCCAAAAAATTAACAAAGCACTGAAACCTGTTAAAGCTGTTGCTGAAAATGTAGCAACACAAGGTAGAAAAATTGCTGATGGTGCTATAGATCTTGGTAAGAGATTGAAGGGTGGTGCTGCTGATGCTGCTACTAGAGCAGGTGGTGCTATTCAAGGAGGACTCGCTAGAGTAGGCGGTTGGTTGACCAAAGCTAAAGATGCTGTTGTTGCTGGTGGTAAGAAAGCATACACTGTTACATCTGAGGCTGTTAGTGCTGCTGGTGGGTGGCTTGGTAAGAAATGGAAAGCAGCAGGAGATCTAATTGCTTCTGCTCCTGGCAAGGTTGGAAACTTTCTTAAAAAGATGGGAGTCCCTAAGAACTGGGACGAACTTGCTAAGTTAGCAAGGAGTGACGTTGGACAGAAAGCAATCTTTCTTGCCATGGGTCCAATTGGTAAGTATGTTATTGATCAACTAACTAATCCAAAGAGTGCCCTGAAGGTTGCCCAACGTGGTTTGATGGCAAAACCTGTTAGAGATGCAATTATTAAAAGAGGTGGCAGAGAATTATTAGAAAAGATTCTTGCTAAATTTACTATTAAAGTTGGTGGTCAAGCAGTACCTGCTTGGGGTCAAGTTCTTAACTTAGGATATGGTATCATTGAAGCTATTGTTAGAGGTGTCATGGGAGACCTCAAAGGTTCTGCTTTGTCATTGGGTAGTGCTATCCCATGGGTTGGTGCTGGATTTAGTATCGTAGATATTATTAGAGACATTGACATTGAAGCATACACTAGACATATCGAACCTAATTTAGGATCGATCGCTACTGGTGATGGTAGTGCTTTAGTTAGTTTCTTCAATGATGTTGCTGGTTCAGATATTACTACTCAACTTGAATCCGATCCACCAGCAGAACCACCATCAGAAACAGCATCAGAATCTAAAGAAGGTGAGACCAAACTATCTTCTGGCGGTGTTGTCCCTGCCATGGTGGGTGAAGCAGGACCAGAGTTAGTTACTAATGGTTTTGGTGGTATGAATCCACTACAGTCACTAGCACCCATGATTGTTGCCATGAGAGAGGTAACAAAACGTGCTGGTACTTGGGCAGATCCAGTGGAAAACATGGTACGTCAGGCTACTGATCCTATTGCCAAGCAATTAAAGTTACCTGTGCTCCCCACAACAATTGAAATTGGACAGGGAGCTGGTTCTAAAGGTGGTAAAGGTGGTGGAAAGATAAAGAAGAAAAAGAAAGGTGGTCTCGCTGGCATTATGGAGAAGCTAGGAGAACTATTAGGTAGTAAAGAAGCGGGCGCTGGTGCTGAAGGTAATGCTATTAGTGTATCGGGTGGAGCAAAAGGTGTTTTAGATCTTATTGCTTCTGTGGAATCAAATGGTTCCTATGATATCTTCAACACATCACGTGCTGGAACTCCTGGCAAAGCAACAGAAAAAACTATCCAATGGTTAGCTGATAATGCTCAAGGTGCTATCGGTAGATACCAACACATGCCAGAATATATTATGGATAGAGCAAGGGCAGCAGGTTATGGACCCCAAACTTTGTTTACTCCTGATGTTCAGGATGCTATCACAATTAAGATGCTTGAAGATAGTCACGGACTTAGAGAATTCTTGTCTGGAAGTATGTCTGCCGAAACATTTGCTGCTAAACTAGCACCAACTTGGAGAGGTTTGCCACAAGGACCAGAAGCAGCGGCACGTTTGGGCGGAACTGCTGACTCAACATATAATGATCAGTATGCTGGTAGTAACGCTGCTCATATGAAGTGGGCAGATTCTGTTGCCACTTTAAGAACAGTACAAGGTGGTGGCGGCGCTGGTCCTGGAGGTGTGCCACCCAATCCAGGTGGAGCAATGCCAATGACAGCAAAAACTAAAGTCATTGGTGATAGTATTGCTAATGGATTTGCTAAAGCATCTAGTCGTAGTACAGGGTTAACAAAAATAGGTGATGATCCTTCAGACGTTTTGAGTAAGATGAAATCTTCTGGAATTAATAGTTCCAATACTTCTAATGTCGTACTATCAACTGGACTGAGTAACAACACAGCTATGAAAGCACAGGCAGAACAGCAAATGAGATGGTTACAATCTCAAGGTATTGCTTTCACAGTTCTTCCTGTAAGTAATGCCATCAGTGCTGCTAATGGAAACTTAAATCAATGGTTGGCAAACAAAGCTGCTCAATACGGTGGAGGATTTGCCAGTGGCGCTCAGTTTAATCATGCTGCTACTGACCCTACTAAAGCACATCCAGAGAGATATCTACCAATGGTAAGAGCAGTAACTCTTGGCACACACTAACTAAATATAAGTAAGGATACCTTCCACTAATGGCAGCAGGACTACTACGAGCCGAAGACGCTACGGGCAATCTTAATCTTGGAGCAATGATTGCTGGTAAGGTTAAGAATGCTTTTGCTATGTCTGCCGAAGAAAGGAAGGCAAGAGAAGAAGAAATAAAAGCACTAGAAGCAAAGGAAGAACTTACTGACGAAGAAGAACAGAGGTTAAAGTTTTTACAAGATCAAGACGCTGAAAGAAAACAACCAGGACTAAAGGGGATTAAGAATTCTTTCCTTGCCAAAGCAATGGCAACGGAGTTTGGTGGAGATAGATTACGTAGAACAAAAGGAACTTTCTCTAAAGATCCAGATGCTACACAAGATCCTTCGCTAACGAAAGAACAAAGGTTCTCTGCTCTCTTAGACAAAGCAGCAAGACCAGCTGGTCCTCCTGTATCCCCCGAAGATGATATCAGACCTGAAGAGTATGGTGATGCCGTTTATCAATCGCCAACTCCACAGGCAACGGGATTAGAAAAATTATTAGACACTATAAAATCTCAGTACAGTACAATCTCTGCTAAGATTGGATCATTAGGGTCTGAAGAAAAGAAAAGTGTAGGTGTTCAGGCAGAAAATGTTTCTCAACTGTCTAGAATCACTGGGGTACTTGAATCTATCAAGTCATACTTTAATAAAGACAATGACTTAAAAGCAGTTGAAAATCAAATAGAAAAAGATAAAGTTGATATGGAATTGGAGTCCCAAGCAGACTCTAAAGCTTCTGCTGAACAAGCAGCAATGAGTGAGCAAGGAGATGCTGCTGGAGTAGATGATACAGATACTTTAGAAGAACAAAAAGAAAGAAATGAAGGTGATGATAATGGTGGTGGTCTCTTAGGTAACATCTTTGGTGGTCTCAAGGGAATGCTTGGGAAGTTCATGGGTGGTAAAAAAGGTGGTGGTCCTAAAGGTGCTACACAATACACCAAACCTATAGGTCCACAACCTATGAACTCACCCACACCATGGGCATCTAAGGGTGCTGGTGATCGTGGTGGTATGTTTGGTAGTGGTGGGTTCACTCCTAGGATGCCATCTGCTCCTACTACTCCAACTCCAATACCACCAACTAAAATGAGTGAAGGTGGTACAGTAGCACCTGCTGCTGATAGCACCATTAATGTAAAATCAGCAGGTAATAGTAAACCAACTAAACTTGCTGCTGGTGGTGTTGTAGACAACCCAACTAGAGTTAACTTAAAACCTGGCAGTAGTGTAATTCCTTTGAATAGGAACAATGGACTAGGTAGGATGTTTAAATCTGCTGGTTCTGCTACTCCTGGTGGTAAGCAAGCAGACCCCATGGCAAAGGTTATGCAATTACCAACTCAAGTTGGTGGTGGATTGCTACTCTCATTGTTGAGCGATATGATGGATAAACTTGGTGGTATGTCATCCTTCTTAAGAGGACCAATCAAAGCGATTGCTACTCCTATTGCTGGAATGTTTGGACTGCCAGGAACAATTGTTAATGGACTGTTAGGTGGACCAGCAGCTGCTGGTGAGATGCCAGGCGCTGGTGGTGGCGAAGAAGACACTAGTTTCTTAGGGAAGTTAAAATCTTTACTTGGAAAAAGAGGAGGTCGTAAAACTGCCAGTTCTTCTGGTGGTCCTGTTACACCATTCTCAGGTACAGAAACTCAGTACCAACTAGGCGGTGGTGCTCAAAGAATTACTTCTGATATGTTTGGTAGCAGAGGATTCCAAACAAGAGATGGTGTGGGTTCTGGTGCCACAGCATTTGGGCATACTGGTAGAGATGTTGGTATGCCTCATGGTACACCGTTATCTTTGGCAATGGGTGGAAAAGTTATTGAATCTGACACGGGACGCAATGGTGGATATGGTAACTTCATGGTCATTAAGATGGCAGATGGAAGATACATTAAATCGAATCACCATTCACAAAATTTACTTCCTGAAGGAGCAGATGTTGTTCCAGGTCAACCGTTTGCTAAGGTTGGAAACACTGGTTTATCATTTGGATCTCACATGCACTTGGATGTAGGAACTGGACCTTATCATTCAGGTCCTGCTAAGCTTGATGGTTTAATGGATCCAGATCCATTTATTTTATCGGGTGGTATTTTTAGGGGCGCAGGTACAGCAACAGCAGAAGGTAGTAGCAGTTCACCTACTCCACCACCAGCACCAGCAGCAACACCGACTACCCCAAGAGCTTCTACTCCTACTAGACAACAACCTGTAGCAAGCAACAGACCTGCTACACCCAAAGGAACACAGTTAGCTAGTTTATCTTCTGGACCATCAACGACATCGGCAGGTGGATTGAGTTCAATCCTCAGTTCAAAAGATCCTACCAGTATAGATATGTTATATTGGACCGCGGTGTAATTAATAATGGCAAATAAGAATTTAAAATCTGTAGAAATAAAATCTTGCTACCTCTATGATGTAGGTGGAGCAAAATATGATATGTCTGCTGCCGTTAATGGTTTTTCATACTATGAAAGTATATTCAAACCATTTGTCACAGGTGTGATGAGTGTCACCGACTCTGGATCAAACTTTATTAGTACACTACCAATTCAAGGTGGAGAATTAGTTTCCATTACTATCAAAGATGTCGAGGAAGAGGAGTTTACTTATAACTTACATGTCTGGAAAGTATATGGTAGGATATTCACTAAAGGACTTCAGACATATAACCTAGCATTAATTTCTAAAGAAGCACTGTACAATGAGGGTGTTAGATTAACTAAGAAGTTGTCTGGAACTCCAGATAGTATTGTCAAAAAGATCTTGGAAGAATCTTTGAATACATCGAAGGATGTTTCTACAGAAACTTGTAAGTATGAAGTTAACTTTTTTCCCAACGGAAGGAAAGCACATATTATTATTCAATCACTAGCACAAAAAGCACTGCCCAATACTTCTGGAAAAGCTAAGAGCACTGTAGGAAAAACCACAACAGGTGGTAAGTCAGAACTCTCTGGAGACACAAAGAAATCATCTGGTACAGCAGGTTATTTATTTTTTGAAAACAGAAATGGATTCCATTTTAAATCCATTGATTATTATTACAGTACAGGTAGTGATACTTTTAAAGGAGACAGTGAGGTAGCAACGTACACGGTAAAACCAAACACAGATAACCCAGATCGATATGTTATTGAAGAGTATGGATTTACCAGTGAGTTAGATCTCATTGAGCAAATGAGAAACGGAACTTATGCTAGTCATTTAGTAGCGTACAATTACTCTACTGGATACTACGAAGAGTTTAGTTATAACCTACAAGAGAACTTTGATAACATGGCACACTTAGGTAGTCAATCTAAACTAGGTAAGACCCAACAAGATCTATCTATCAATCCAACTAGAGTCATGACAGTTCTAGTTGATCATGAAACCTGGAACAATAAAGAAACTTCTGGTTCTAATGAAGAACGAGATAATCCAGAAGGAAACGGATCAAACTATCCAGATTATCAAAAGCATTGGTTGGCTCAAAGTATTGCTAGAAGATACTTCATGGAGAATCAAAAACTGGAGATCGAAATCGCTGGCAACATGAACCTAACAGTTGGTGATAAGATTAATGTACTGTTACCTAACATGTCAGCATCAAAGAATAGAGATGAAGAAAGATTTGATAAAGAAAACAGTGGTACGTATTTAATTTCTTCTGTATCACATAACAGTGTCTTCCTAAATAGTAGTGTCTGTGTATCACGAGTCGAATTAATCCGAGACATCTATGGTATGAAAGACGAAACAAGTAATGTAAAGTGATATGGATCCAGTATTATCATCACTATTTCCAGTACATCAGATAGGTAATGATGGATTCCAATGGTGGATCGGTCAGGTAGAATCTGAAAAGGGAAAGGACCCTCATAAATCTGGTAGATATCAGGTGCGTATTGTAGGCCAGCATCTAAAAGATTGTAACGCAACTAAAACAGAAGATCTACCTTGGGCAAATGTAATGATGCCCGTCACCACACCATTCAGTGATGGTGGTACTACTGGTGCTTCAGTATCTCTTAACCAAGGTAACTGGGTTGTTGGATTCTATCTTGATAATGATAAACAGAAACCAATTATCATGGGATCTGTTGGACATACTGCTGGTGCTACACAGAAAAGTAATGTAGAGAAAGATCCTAACCCAGGAAGTTCGTGTAAGTCATTCACCACATACATCAGTCCTGATGTTAATCCAAATACACAGGCTCCAATGGAGTCTAGTAAGAAACGTAACGGAGATCAACCAGCAGAACCAACAACTGCTGAACAAAACGGACAGACAAAACCAGGAGAAGCGGGAGAGATTGCTGCTGCTG